TTACTTTGCTAAAAGGTGCTTTATCTGCATCATTTCAGCCTCCAAATCAACAACCCTGTCATATAAGTCAGCAGGATTAGGTAACTCAAAGAGCAATCCTAACTTAACTTCCCATATTTCAATAATATCATCAGGTGTAATTGAAAATGAAGGGTATTCTTTTCTATTATCACTTTTACAGATCAGGTTATTATATTTTTTAAGCCTATTAAGAACTCGCTTTACAATAACACCATCACTTTGGGTCATAATTACATAAATCCTATCATCTTTAATGTCACGAGGCCAATTCTCAACCCATTCGCCAACCACAATAGCCCCATGATGTAAAGTGTTATTCATACTATGCCCTTTTACCTGAAACATTCTGAATGTTCCATTATTAAGGTTTGGCATTCTATATGTCGGTAGGGTTTTGATAAATTCAGGGTCTCCATATCCTGTAAGATAACCTGCTGCTGCTTTTATAGGGACTAAGACAATATTGTCACGTTGGTGCGAATCGACTGTAACAACAGCCGGAAACTGATCTTTAGTTTTATCAGTTGAAACCACAACTTTAACATCATTTAACGATTTATTGGCAGGTTCTACACCTGTAGCAATCCAATCAAGAGAGACATTGAATTTGGAAGATATTTCCAATAACAAACTAAGAGTTGGCTCTAATATACCCCTCTCAATCTTGCTGTACTGGCTATTATCAACCCCTATTTTGGAAGAAAATTCCAATTGGGTCATGTTGTTTTGCTTCCTTAAATCCTTAATTCTCAAATGTATAGTCATATATTCGTAAATTAATTGGAATATTTTTCCATTAATGTTTGATAAATTGGAATATTATTCCATATTTTTGTCCTGAACAAAAGACAAAATGCAATTATGGGCAAACGTACGAAAAATTATAACAAATACAATGAGGACATTCTGAACCAGTTAAAACTGAAATTCGGATTTTCAATTGACTATTTGCGCAAGTGTTTGCGAGGTGATCGTACAGGTGTAATGCCTGATACTATCAAAAAAGAATACAACGTTTTGGACAATGCTTCCAAAACGGCTATCGAAATAAAAAGCAACAGTTTAAATCAAGAGTAATTATGCCTCACTATTTAGGACAAACACTGGTTGTTACCAAAGATGAGCTCGTACCAAGGTTTTGGAGCTGTTATGATAACCTCGGTAAAGAACTGAGCCGGTACAAAAACAAACAATATGGTATTAAGCGTGCCATGCTTGGAGGAAATGGTAGACAGTTGCTGATTCTCTTTGATAGCCTTTCTAAAGAGGTTCAGGAAGCCATAGGAGACCCTCGACAGCCACAGCATATACTCGAAAATTACTATAAGATAGATACTGAAGCTGTTGATTTCTACAATAACAAATTTCAATATCCCGATGGTAGTTATTTACTGCCTGCCACTATTGAAAAGAATATTATTAATGCGAGCATGCTTCAGGCTGTTATAAAACTTGAAGCTGCAAGAGAAAGTGAAAGGATTGCAAAAGGCGGTTCTATGAGAGGTATTGCTGATACACTTTATACCGATGCACACAGCTTTAATGCCATACTTCTTAAAAAGTTTGATGTTGAGCATACTTTAAACGGCAATTTAAGGCGGTTTAAACAGCAATTAAAGGCTTTTAAAGAGGATAGTTATAAATCCCTGATAAAAGATGCTGAGGGTAATATCAAAAAGAATGCTCTTAAACGCGATTCACAAACTGATCAGTTATTGAATAACCTGTTTGCAGGTAGAGGTCATAAACCAAATGCCACCGATATAGCAAAAGAGTATGAGGCTTTCTTAAATGGTTACATCGAGGTTGTAAATGAGGAATCAGCCGAATTATATGACCCAAAACAATTTAAGCCTCTCAGCCCGTCAACAATAAGCCTTTATCTAAGGTCCTACGAAAGTAAGATAGGTACTTATGCAAAAAGAAGCGGTGACCGTCAGAAACTAATGCAGGGATTCATCCCTTACGAATCATTAGAGCAGCCAACTTTTGCAGGCTCTATGATTTCGATTGATGACAGACAACCTCCTTTTAAATATGAGAACGGACAAAGGATGTGGTGGTATTTAGGTATCGATTTGGCAAGTGAGGCAATAACAGCATGGGCATACGGTAAGACCAAAGAGGAATTAATCCAAAACTTTTATCGCCAACTGGTTAGAAATTATCACGAGTGGGGCATGCATCTTCCTGATGCACTTGAATGTGAAAGCTCTTTGAATAGTTCTTTTAAAAATACCTTTTTACAAGATGGTTATATGTTCCAAAACGTTCAGATACACCCCAATTCGGCAAGGTCTAAAAGAATCGAAAGGTATTACAGGGATTTAAGATATGGTATTGAAAAAGAGCAAGAGGGATGGATTGCAAGACCTTTTGCTTTGTCTGAGTCCAATCAGACCGGTTCAACGCAGGTACCGCTTGTACCGTACGAAAAACTGGTACAGCAATCATTTGCAAATATTGTTACATGGAATAATATGCCAAATGGTCAAAACAAGAGCATCAGCCGGTTCGAGTATTTCCAAAACCATCAGCACCCGAACCTTAAACCTACAAATTACAAATCATTCCTCAAATATTTAGGGGAAAAAACAAAGAGCAGCTGCAAGGCAGGACTGATGAAGCTACAAAATAGCGAGTGGGTATTAGGTGATGATGGTGATATATACACAGGCGAAAACCTTATAAGGTTGCTTAAGGTTGTTGAGGGTAAGGATATAGACATCTATTGGCTTGACGACAATAAAGGCGATGTTTTAAAAGCGTTGATCTATGACAGCACAGGAAGATATATATGTGAGGCACTTCCTAAACCAATAGGAGCTAAAGCACCGATTGAGGCCACTGCAAAACATATTGATGCCCGCGAGATCATGTCAAGATACCGAAATACAGTTACTGCTTACATGCAGATGCAGAAAAATTCAATTGACCGTGTTACAGTCATTGACAACAGGAAAAAAACCATTTCAGACACTTTCACAATACCAGGTATCGAAAAATTTGTACCCCGTCTTGATACTGTAGAAGAGATTGAAAGCCATAATGAAGATGAGGAATTCACTTATACACCTCAGACAAATAAAGCATCAGGATTAATGAGCACCTTTTTTAAACAAACACTATAAGCTATGATTACAACAGAATTCAGACAGAAAGTAAAGGATGCCATTCTAAAGCATCGTGAAAATTATCAGGGCATGTCAGATGCTCAGTTTGCCAAAACACTCAATCTAAATTCATCCGTTTATAGTAGGTTAAAAAGCGGTGAAACTGAAAAAATAGCAGCTGATACCTTTTGGATTGAGCAAGGCAGGAAACTTAATGTTTCGGTTTATCAAAAAGATTGGAAAATTGCCCGTACAAGTGTTTATGCAGAAATTGAGGAAAATATCACTTTTTGTAAATCAAAGAAAAAAGCCATTATTCTTATTGATGAATGTGGCATTGGTAAAACCTTTTGCGCAAAGCATGTTATAAAAAACTTACCAAATGCTTTTTATTTCGATTGCTCGCAAGCATCAACACCAACCCTTTTTATAAGGCGATTAGCTCAAACGCTCGGTGTTGACAGCACAGGCAGGTTGAGTGATGTAAAGGAAAATCTCAAATATTACATTAACCTCCTTAACCTTCCTTTCATACTCCTTGATGATGCCGGGTATTTAGACCCAAAAGTCTTTGTGATAATCATTGAGCTGTGGAACGGAACAGAAGACCGTTGCGGATGGATGATGATTGGCGATGATAGCTTACAGGCAAAATTTCAGAGTGGTCTTGACACTAAGAAAACAGGTTATAAAGCTCTTTTCAGTCGCTTTTCTGATGAGTTTGTACACTGTGTGCCACTAATAAAAGACGAAAGAACCAAATACATGCAGCAGTTGATTGGTGATGTAGCGACTGTAAACCTTAATAATCAGGCTAAAGTTAAAAAGGTGGTTAATCTATGCATGGGTAAAGGAAAAACCCTGAGACACCTTGAAACCCTTATACAGTTGGACGAAAGCGTATGAGTAGAGCCTTAACTGTAAAAAACCTTTACCAAAAGAAATTTGAAACATTTGAATTTGACGGCCCCTGGAAAGAAGTATTTGGCAATCCAAGCAGATCAGGAATATGGCTCATATATGGTAAAGAAAAAAATGGTAAGACGTGGGGCACACTCCTTTTGGCTGATTATCTCAGCAAGTTTGAAAGGGTTTTATATGTGAGCGCTGAGGAAGGTGCGGATATGGAGTTTCAGAGAGCCTGCCAACGGGCTAAAATCGACAAAAGCAGTAACATGCTAATCATAGAGTACGAGCCGATTGAAAGCCTTTATAAACGCCTTAAAACGCGTAAAGCTCCGAAGATTGTTGTTTTAGACAACCTCACAATGTACAACGATGAGCTGAAGGCATCAGGAATCAAAAAATTAAAACAAGACTTTCCTGATACTCTTTTCATCTGTGTTGCCCATGAAGAAAGAAACAAACCTTATACAGCTGCTGCAACAATGGCAAGTAAACTGGCAAAGGTGATAATACGAGTACAGGGTCTTTGCCTTATTGTGGGTGGTCGTGTACCGGGTGGTAATTTAAATATTGATGAAGAAAAAGCACAGCTATATCATGGAACAAAAAAATAAGCTTATGAAACCAATCCACGAAATTTTAGGAATCACCAAAGATCAGCATAACAAATATATGCTTGATCTATGGAAAAATTGGGCTGAAAGCAATGCAGGAACTACAAGGCAGTGGCAAAAGATTTTAGGTAGTTCTGCAATTAACCGATGGTTTTTAAATGAACTGTCAATTATTGAAACCACTTTCCGAAACAAGGTGCAACGATTTGAAGGGTCTAATACTGTTACAGTTGTTGACCATAGAAAATGCTTTAACGGCCTTGTAACAGAACTATTCCAACACTTCCCAAAACCATTATTAGACGAGATCAGCAAAGACCACTTTGGAGCTGTAGAAATGAAGTATGGAGAAGTAACAATTTTCACATCCTTAAACCTTAACTGATATGACAAAAGCTGAAATAGAAAACAAGATTAAAGATGTCGATGTATGGCTTGGTAATAACCCAAACCATTACGATTACGCCGTTAACTGGCGACAAAAACAAGATTACGAAAGAATGATTAAAAACAAAGAATATGATGAACCAACCCGAGCAAATTAGAGAAGAGATACTGAACGAGCTTGACCAGTTAATGCTCATCCTGCAATACAGTAGTGAGAAAACGGCAATGCTCAGCACAGGTGAACGTATTATGATAAATCAGGAGCGCGCTGCATTATTTAGAGCATTGGCAGGTGAGACAATCGGCTTTTTACAAACCCCTGAGATAGAGCAAAAGAAAAACAGCATTTTAAAATTAATAAACCGTTCCAATTGGAAACCCAAAGAGATAGTATATGAATAATAAAAACACTTTTTGCAAAATATTCATTGTTGGTGATTACCAGGTACTACATAGAATAACAATGAATCCCACCACAAATACCACTACCTACGATGTGATAACATCAACAATGATGGAAGGATTTGAGGCTGTAATTAAAGTTACCGGCTTGGATGAGACAGAAAAAGCTTATGAACGCTTTGAGAGATTAGATCAGGAAGGTGCAAATGCCTTAATAGAATGGGCGAAAGCCTTACTAATGCCCGACCATAATGAAAATGATAATAACCCTGAAAAAAAGTAAAACGATGGAAGCTATAAACACAGACGACCTAACAATTGAACAAATGGAGGCAGCTCTTGAAAAAAAGAGAAAAGCATTAAAACAGAAACAACAAGCCGAAAAACAAGCTTACGAAAATGATACCAACGAAAAGGTTGAGGCAATTATCACAACTGCAAAAACGATGTTTACAGAGCTTTCTGAGTTCAAACAGTACTGTCATATCGAAATGGATAAAAAAGCCCTGTCGCTTGCACAGTATGGCGGTATACGGAGCAATAGCAAAGGAGGCTTTACCATTACCAATAAAGCGGGTGATATGCGTGTAACACGCCGTAGAGATACTGAACCTGTTTGGGATGAACGTGCAACAAAAGCAATTGAACTTATAAAAGATTTTCTTTCTGATACAATCAAAAAGCGCGATATGAAACTTTATGAGATTTTAATGGGCTTCCTTGAAAGGAACGAAAAGGGCGATCTCGAATACAACCGCGTAATGGACTTGTATAAGCATGAAGATAAATTTGATGATGAGCGCTGGAAAGAAGGTTTAAGGCTAATAAAAGAAAGCTATGGAAGCCACTTAAAAGGGTATGGTTACGAGTTCAAAATTAAAGATAGTGAAGGTAAATGGCAGGGTGTATTGTTAAATTTTTCAAGCCTGTAATTATGAGCGTAGCAATTGTATATAAAGAGGATGGTCTATACACAATCAATGGTATATCGGTGTATTTAGATGGTAATGGTAATTGGATTGCTATGGATGAGCTTACAGCCTTTGAACGTAAGTCTTTCGATGAGTATAGAAGGGCTAATAATTTGAGTTAGGTTGATTGGTTGGTTATCCCTGTTGGCGGAGTGGTTACGCAGCAGCTCTGGGGGGAGCTGTTTACACGGGTTCGAACCCCGTACAGGGAGCTAATTATAAAAATCAAGTTTATGAACGAACAGCAACTTATCGAATTATGGGGGGAGGATTTATACAATGTGTTTGCAGACCACATTGATGAAAATGGGTGGTTAACTTCTGAATGGCAAAACATTATTGAAGCCGAAATAAAACGCTTTGATGAAGATTTTAATGACAACCCACTTTACAAGGACACTTATGGCAGGATGTACAATGTAGATTTTGAAGAAAGTGAAGACGGTACCCTTATAAGACCAAAACAATAAACAAACCGTAACGGCAATGCTCTCAGGTTCGAGCCCTGAGACGGTGCAAATTTAAAAACAGACATTATGAATACAGCAGATTACACACCAAAGTATAAAGCCTTCAAATTTAACAATCAGTCAGAATTTGACATTTGGTTAGAGAAAACAACCGCTTATGTAGTTGAATTCTTTGATGATGGTCAAGACCTTTTAAAAATCTATGTAGCCGAAAATAACGAGATAATACATTCTGAATATTTCGGTTCAGCTCACCTCTACAATGGAGCCTTTATAGTTGAAAACCCTGTAGAGTTTCACGGTTTAAAAATTTATAATCCGAATTATCAAGCAGACCCGTATTATTTAAAATTTACGATTAGCAATATTAGTAAGAAAAAGGAAAACGAACCTTTTAAATAAGCATAATGGAAACTCTATTTATACCTGCTAACAAAAAGCAAAAGCAGCTCATTCATGTTAACATTCCCAAAGATGTAAAAGAGGAATGGGTACAATGGGCTACTAACGATATAAAAAAAATAAGCTGTAACGATCTTTCTTTTGACCAGGCTAATAAGATACTGGAACAAAACAAAATTAAGCCTGTAAAGCTTGATTACCGCGCTCATTTTGACAAAGACAATGCGAGGCACCGATATGTACTAAGCCTTTGCATACAATACGGTTGGTCGAAGCGTGGCAGGGTTGCTACTCATGCCGATCTCGACAAACTGAACGAATGGATGCATAGCACTCTATGCCCAGTGCAAAAGCCATTAAAGGATATGAACAAAGAGGACCTCGACAAATTCATTGGCGCTTTGGAATCCATGACAACAAAACGATGGTCAAAACCTAAAAAATCTAAGTTATGATACTATATAAAAACCCTTTAGAATGGGAGTTTATTGTGCTTGTAATATTACTCCTTCTATCCTTTTTATTCGCAATGTGGATGGCCTATATATTCGGCAGGTTCGTAGAGCGCAACTATACCGCAAAACCTAAAGAGGATATCAAGCTCGCCAGTTTACCCGAATGTCAGCGGAGATGTGACCCTAACCAGTGTGATACCTGGTGCAAAGCAAAAGAACGATTTTCAAGAGATCATTAATTATGGATAAACTACCAATAAACACACCCGATGCATATAAGGATTGCGCCCACAAAAGAACTTATATGCGAGTTGTCCAGTCAGTTGCTACATGCGAGACTACAGTATTGAGTTGTTTGGATTGTTGCACTGACCTCTCAGAACCTAAAACCGATTGCGCATGAAATTAGATGTATTTTATGATTTTATAAGTGTACGAGGCTATCAAATAATAATATATCACTACTCAGCCCTCGATTTGTTAAAAGCACTTATTGAAGCCAACGGCAACACTTTACTAACTAATAAGATACTTATTTATCAATGTGTAACAATAAATTCCAACCCTGTTACAGATGAACAATTAGATAAAATTACCGCCTCAGACTTGACTGATATAATGGAAGCCATTGGAAGGCAAACAACAAAAATGAAAATCCCATGAAAATAGAGCTTGAACTAACGCCCTCGCAATTTGTTTACCTGTCTGCACTTTTACACGCTTTTTGTGAATCTAACAAATATAACTTTCACATGTTTAGCAGACAGGAAAAGGCAAAGTACACCATATCACAAGCTATGGCAGATAGACTTTATAATCGATCTCGCGGACTAATGCGACACCCGACACCAATTATTACAAAAAAAGGTAAGCCAAAACTTCATAAGCTCACATTAATATACCATGAGGCGCAAACTGCATCGATTTTTATGTGCGAAGCTAAGGACAAAGAGACTGACGATTTTTGTAGGGCACTAGCAAATAACATTTATTCACAATTAGATCAAAAATTATAATGAGAAATGGAACAATACACCACTTACCGCGTAAAAGGCAAAGAGATCGGACTTACATTCCTGTTTAAATACACTTTAAACGGTGATTTAAACGGGTTTGAAGTTGCCGAGGGGGTTCTTGAAGATAAGCAAATGAGTTGGCTGTTTTCGCCCCGTTTCCCTGCTACAGAAAGCCTCATAAAAGCCAACTGGATTAACAACACTGATATATGCTCCAAATTTGATATATCCGTTAAACCCGCTGATATTTCTTTTAATGCAATGTGGACAATCTTTGAATACAAAGTTGGAAAACTGGAAGCTGAAAAGGAGTATAAAAAAATGAAAGAAGCAGAAATAATTGAATGTATGATAGCAATACCAGGTTATTTAAAACATATTCGAGAAAACTCCATAGCTCAAATTCATCTTTGCAGATATATCAGTAAAAAGCGATATCAGGACGAGTTGCCAGTATCGCATAAAGGAAAAAATGAAAATCAAGTATTAAAAAATTTAGCATACAAAAAAACAGAAAAATAGATATGAGCATTAAAAAATCAGATAATCAGTATAATGTACTTAGCCTGTTGCAGCAACAGGCCAATATAAATGACGAAGATATTACAGCAGCCGATTTTTTTGCAGGTGGCGGCGGTGTGAGTGATGCTCTTTATGATATGCCAGGTGTTAGCCTTCAATGGATATTAAACCATGATAAAATTGCAATTAAAACTAACAGCTTTCATCATCCCGGTATAAAAACATATTGGTCTGATATTTATGTACAAGATGAGCATGAGCTTGACCCTGTTGACTTGGTTTGGGCATCAATAGAATGCACACAGCATAGCAAAGCAAAAGGTGGCAGGGATAAAGAGCTTGGTTCTTATACTATGGGTTGGGAGCTTGAACGATACATTAAGTATCTTATGCCTCTTGTCATCGGCATAGAGAATGTCCCTGAGTTCAAAAAGTGGTCACCAGTTTGTGAAAATGGTAAACCGCGACCTGATCAGGTTGGTGCTGAATTTGAGCGATGGAAAAACGCAATTTGCTCTTTAGGTTATAATTATGTTGATGACATTCGCAATGCTGCTGATGACGGATTGCCAACTCGTAGGGTTCGATATTTCGCATTTTTTTATCGTGATGGTATAAATGTTAGTTTTCCTGAGTTCACTCACTCTAAGACAGGAAAAGATGGTAAAAAGAAATGGCAAGCTTGTGCTGAGCATATAGATTTATCAAATGAAGGGGTCAGTATTTTTGGAAGGCAGTTTAATGAATCATTGCCTGCACATTTAAGGAAAAGTCTTTCACCTAACACGCAGCGCCGTATTGCCGGTGGCATAAAAAAATATGCTCCTGAACTCAACCAATTTATATGCAATTTTTACGGTGGGAAAGATACTCATAAACGTTCCCAAAGTATTGAAGAGCCATTAAATACGGTGCGCACTACAGCCAGTCAACATCAACTTGTAACCTTAAAAGAAAAGCTGCAGTTTATACAAGACCATTGCCATACGGATAACTTTAACACTCCAAATGAGCCACTAAACCCACAACTAACAAGGCAAACAAAGCAATTAGTACAATTTATTTGTCAGTACTATGGTACTGATCAACAACAGAATATTACTGACCCGCTTAATACTGTAACCACTAAAGACAGGCATCAATTGGACACAATCATAATGAATGAAAAAATACAGTTTATTGCCCATCACTTCAATAGTAATGGTAATCCTGGCAGTCAAAATCAATCCCTTGAAGTCCCTTTGAATGCTGTTTTAACAACAAATAAGGCTTCTTTAATTTCTATCCTCGAAGGTTTTGATATAAAGACCAGGTTCTTAAACCGTGAAGAGCTCGCAGCGTGTATGACATTCAAAAGAGATTATTTCAGTAAACCGGGTTTAAAACTATCCAATAAAGATGCTATTAGAATGATAGGCAATGCTGTACCTCCTGAATGGGCGCGTCTTATTATTGAGCCTATAATACCCGAAATAAAAGCATATAAACAACGACAAAAAACTGCATAATGAAGCCAACACACAATTGCGATTGCAATGTTTGCCTTGAAAGTGACATTGATGACATCTGCGAGTTCTGTGGTGGCTTTATAGAATAATAACAATAATAAGACAAAATTTATGTCAGTAGAAATTACAACAAGCAGCTATTGGGGCGGTATGCCCGCGATGGATTATGCAATACACATCAATGGAATCAGAATTCAACTTAAAACAGTGGATTTCCAAAACCTTTTAACCGCAATGTCGGATAGGCTTGCAGAAGACTATGAAAAGGTTTTAAAAGTCAAAAAACAACATGACAATAACATTGATAAATTGAAAGAACTGAGAAAAGATTTAATAAAACTTTTCTATGAAGGCGATACAGAGGATATGTATGAGCTTTTCATTAGAAGGGATATTAAAGATATTGACGATAATAAGTTAAGCGAAGTATTAGAAAAGCACAGTAAATTTTTAGGATTCGAATAATATGACACTACCATTTAGCACACAAATAAACGGAAAGCCTACCTATTTTATGGAAAAAATAGCCACTTCATTAAAAGAAGTTTATGGCGAATGGTTACCGAGGAAATATCAACATGAATCCTTTGACGTGGCTTATGCCTCAGATGCAAAGCCAAAGCATCATACAATTAGGGAAGATTTAAAAAACAGATGGAAAGTAGGTATGTTTATTCACTTTGTAATAAATAACAGAACGCCAAATCGTTTCCAGTTTGCTCCTTCAGTATTTCAATGCAAAAGCATACAGGAAATTGAAATTTTACACCTTAACAAAATTCAACAGGCTATAATGGTTGATGGTAGATACCTTACAGTTTTCGAGATGGAAAACCTTGCAGAGAATGATGGTTTTGATTGTATAGGCGATTTCTTTACCTATTTCAATAAAGACTTTAAAGGCAAAATTATTCACTGGACTGATCTAAAATATTAATTATGAGTACATCACTTTTTACAGATAATAACGCAGGTGCAGAGTTTTCACAATGTGGCAACTACAGGTATAGATTATGGCGCGTGTGGGATGAATCAAAACCTAAAGTACTTTTTATTATGCTCAATCCATCACAGGCGGATGATATGCGTAATGACCCTACAATAAGGCGTTGTATTGGATTTGCTAAACTTTGGGGTTACGGCGGTTTGATGGTTGGTAATATTTTTCCATATATTTCAACTGAACCCAAAGCTTTAAAATATGTTGAGGACTTCCATAATGACCTTAATTTGATACATATTTCTAATATGGCAAATCAATGCAGTATTATTGTATATGCCTATGGTAATGCTCCGATTGAAGTAAAACACATTCCTTTGGATGGGTGGCCTAACAGACATCATTTAGGATTGACCGCTTCAGGTAACCCAAAACACCCTTTATATTTAAAGAGGCTTACCGTTCCAGTACCCTATTAAAAAAAGCCCCTCAATTATGCAGGGGCTTTTTTTATTCCATTTCTTTAATCTTTTCATCAATGCGGTTTATGTATTCCAGTAAATCCCTGCCAAAATAATGAGGTTTTTCAAAGTCATTATATGTTTCAGCTCTTACAATGGGGTCATCTGAATTTATCAACAGTTCAAAGGTCTCATTGTCTTTTTTAATATGTGAAAATGTCCTATAGATTATATTTTCAACATTCCTGTCAGCATTGTTTCGGATTTGTTTATTTTTTCCACCCTTTGCTTTGTCGTACTCATCAGAAAATTCAGAACGGTAGTCGCTTAATGTTTTTTTTAGTTTTTGCCAATCGTCTTTTGTCATTATGGTATGGTTTTGGTTAGTTGAGCTAAAATAGTAATTTTAAATATACTGAGTGATAATGACTGAAAACGAAATTAAGCTCGCTGAACGCATTTTTTACCATGTAATAAAGGCAAATATCAATCCGGTACAGAAGTATGACCCTATAGACGAATTCAGACCTTTAATGATGATTGCCAAAGGTCTTGTATATAAGGATGATAATTATTGCAGCGAGATTTATGTAAACTTACATTCGCTTTCAGACTGGCAAAAAAAGATCTTCCTGAAAAGAAGCGGAAAGGAGTTGCCCGGCAGATGTTATATAGAAGAATATCCGGACAAAAAAATTGTAAGAATAGGGTTTAAATAAATGAATAAATGACTATTTTAAATATTATGTTAAATCATTATATTTGCCCTATGCCACAGGACCTTACTACTAAACAATCACGAATCGAAAAGCGGAATGAGAAGATAAGGAAACGTTTTGATTACCTTACCTCTAAAAAACATTTTAGCTTGGAATATACTTTGGAGTTGTTATCTGATGAGTTTATGCCACTTGCAGAAACAACACTTTGGCTTATTATTTCAGAAACCGGCTATTATAAAAAAAAGCAAGCATGAAAAACCTTATTATCCTTTTACTTTGTTTTAACGCCTTTGGGCAAACCACTTATGAAGATGTAGATATTGATGCAGCAGCAGGCAATCAATATGAAACTCTTTTGACCAATGTGGAATATGGCAATAACGATTCTGCTATACAGGCATATTTACAAAAAATAGGCATGGCTGATTGTGGTGCAAAATTTTCAAAAGATACTCCTACAGAATGGCAATATAAGTTTCAGAAAAAGATTGTGTCAGGAGTTGAACAACAGGGCTATGTTAATGTGAAATTCACAAAAAAGAAAATTGCAAAATACGATCTGCCAATGACTACCAAAGTCGAGATAACCGGCGACCCGCAAAAAGTGATTCAATTCTTTTGTGGCTTTTGGAGCACATCATTAAATTTTGCTGATGTGAAATTTGGCGAGGTGGTTAGTTCACGTTTTCTTTCGGACGTTGCTACACTTACATTCCCTGACAGTAAAACAGCAAAAATTACCGTTGTTACTGCCAAAGATAGAATATAGCTTATTTCATAGGTATTACAAAAGGCGGGCTTTCTTCAATTTGCTGAGGAAAGCCCTCTTTGTTTATATACTCCACTTTAAGCTCAGGATCAGTAAGTATAAAGTTCTTTTGTGACCAGGCGCTATCATCTATTATATTGCACTCATATTCCATAACAGTAACAATCAAATTTCCGTGGTCCTCGTCATCCTCATCGGTTAACCTGTTTAAACCACTAAAATAAGTTCCTGAAAGACCTTGTAATGCCGTGTGCACTTTCTCATTGATCTCGAAAAAATCAAGTGCTGCATCCTGATTGAAAGAACCCTCAAAAGCATCGGCATAATTCTCAACTACAATCCTGACCCTTATAATACCTTTTCCCTGTTGGTTACCTGCCGAAAGGCTCTCATATTCAAATCGGCCATAGCTTATAAATACAGCAGGTCGGGGAAATACAAAATTATTCACGTTGTCAAGCTGTCCCCTGTATTTGTCCACAAATTCAAGGCCGTCAACGTTCGTTTTAAGATAAGTACTTATCTCTTTATATGTGTGCTTTTTTACGCTCATCCTAAGCTTCTTTTAAGTTCTTTTACAATTAACCTGTCAATGGTAACCACAATTGCCTTACTATCTCCAATAAACTGCCTTTTCGGTATATCAATGTGTGTTTTTTTTGTCAGGGCAAGACCTTTATAATATTCATTACCGGTCTGTTTAAACATTGCCCAAAAATACCGTCTCATCTTTGGCGTTATTGGAATCCTGCCCCCATCATTTTGCAATTGTGCATATTTGATGTCATTGCCTATACCTACAATAACTTTGTTCCTGGACACCTGAAGCTTTTTTAAGCCTCTTTTTAACCTTCCGCTTTTGGTCAGGATTTTACGCCCCCTGTCGCGTGGGTTCTTTAATGGCTTCCATTTTTGAAAAGGTTGGTCAACGAAGCCCTCACGGTCAAAGTTTCGCTTAAAAAAGTTGACTGCTGTTATTGCAATCTGTTGCGGAATCCTTGCCCTGAAAGCTTCGTATTTCCTCCTGAGCTTATCCAGTTCTACAGCATTGTTGTTATGCATCTGCTCTCAATTCTAAATCTGCAATGATCTCGTTAAAGATATTTTGCATTTGTTTTTTGATTTCTGCCGGGTCGGTACCCATGCCACTGGTTACAATTTTAAGCTCCTTAACGAATGAACCAATATTGAATACTGTATGTTTCTCAGTTCTGCCACCTCCTGACGGTACCGATGTTGAAAAGGCAGCAGGTGCTTTTTTGGTCTTGTCAAGTGTAGCATCACCATTACCAAGCAATTTATCATTTGCCTTAATGCCTTTTGGCTCTTTGCCTTTAAGGACATTTTGCTCAGCTTCTGCAACACCTTTATTGTAGGCTTCCCCGGCATTCTTACCAACTTTTCTAAGGTCATTTATCAGTGCCTTTTTACTGTCAACCCCTACGAGGTCTTTAGCAGCTTCTTTACCTGCTTCCCATGCTCCTTTCCAATCTCCTTTAAAGAATAGCATTATTGCCTTTCCTATCCCTGCAACACCCGATAACAGCTCTTTAAATCGCGTAATGACATAATCCTTGATCGCTGTTGCAAAACCCTTGATAGCCTCCCATGCTGCTTTAACCGCACCCCTGAAAGCTCCAATCTTATCATAAGCAACTTTAATAATACCGATCAATGCAACAATGACCATTATGGTAGCTCCTAAAGGGTTAGCCGCCATTGCTAAATTCCAAGCCCATTGTGCAACTGTTATCGCTGCAATCCATGGTAAAAGAGGTGCGACCCATTCAAGCAGCTGCCCGACACCCGAAGCGAATACCTCCACGATCACAGCGGCAATATTAAGCGTTTCGGTCAAGGTGCTTGATGCCGATTTCAATGTGCCAAAGGCGGCAAATATTGCCATGATACCATCCCATAAAGGGCTTAATGCCGAAAGTACACTTAAGAATGCATCTTTTACAGGCAATAAATAAGGCAGTGCATCCGATAAGGATTTCATCAGATCACCAATAAATGCCATACCTTTTTTTAGTTCTGTCCCAAACGTTTCGCCCAAAGTCTTTTTGAAAGTAAGCAGGGCATTGTTTTGCTTATTAATGGATGACTGCATACTATTAGTTGCAGCACCTAAACCGCCCTGAAAAGTATTCTGAAGTTCTTTAGCAAATTTTGGGAGAAAGTCCTCAGCATAGATTTTACCCTCTTCAAGCATCTTGTTAAAGACGGGGCCAGTCATTCCCATAGCCTTTTGAGCAATCCTGAGCGCACCGGGCAATCGTTCGCCTAATTGTTGCCTGAGCTCTTCCGCTGAAACCTTGCCTTTACTAGCCATTTGTGATAAGGCAAGGAAAGCACCCTCAGCCTGTTCGCCTGTCAGTCCCATAACGGATGCAGCAGTTGACACCGCTTTGAATATATCGCGAACGCCCTGACCTTCTAAAGCTGTACCCATTAAGGCACCCGTAAGAGTTGAAAAGCCCTTATAGGATGCCTGCATATCAAGGTTTAAAGTCTTGATAGTGCCATTCAGGAATGAGAGGTTTTTCTGCCCCTCAACACCGGATGCGAACCGTATGGAATTTTCCATACCTTCCAGTTTAGCGGTGGTGTTTGTTACTTCAGAAGTAAAGCTCACGAGTGCTGCAACCGATAGAGCTGCAACGATACCCCTGCCTAATGACTTGATGGAATCATTCGTTTTGTTAACCTGAGCATCCAAACCGCGCGTATCTTCACGCGCCTTTCGCATCCCCATGCCAAAACTTTTATCCATCAGGTCAAGGACATATTTTAAACCTGATGATGTCATAAGTATTTGATTTATAAAATAATTTGTATATTTGCAATGGTCATCTAAGGAAGACCGCCATAAAATGAGCTGTACTTTTGTACAGCTTTTTTTTTATCCCTTCAGCAAAGCTTCAAACTCACGGGTTTCGATTTGCTTTCTCGAAAACACAAAAAGCTTATCATCATTGAATAGCAGGGCAACAAATCGCACCCTTCGTGAATCATCATTCTTTATTACCGCGTTCAAGCCCCTTATAATGTCGTTATTGTTATATTTTCCATTAATATGCAGCATAACATTTCCTGACTGTTTTGAGGCTCGCTTAACCTCTTCTTTTATCCTGTTGAAAAGGTTACTATAATTTGTAAGCAGTTTAAACTCCCATTCTACACCGTTAATAAGTGCATCAGGGTTTTTGCCCGGAACAACCGGCAACAGCTCCACAGCCTTACCGAGTTTTTCAAGCAAGCCACCAGTTACAAGGTTATTGCTGAGCTCGCTTTTATTATGCAGTTTATGGCTTACCAGGTACCCGCCATTCTTATCATCGAATGAATGCTTAACATACTCATCAGAATAGCCTGAATACTGCCCTTTTCGCCATTCAATTTGTCCTGACGGTGTGTAAATCAATAATCCCTTTCTTTGTTCATCAGGGTTTGCTATTTTGGTTAATTGCTGTAAAGTAGCCTTACTGTTTTTAGTATAGGTAACAACAGCCTCATAGGTTGAGCCTTTGTAATACTTTATATACTTTTTGGTGAAAGTCCCGCTGTCATCAATCCAGTATATTTCATCTGCCGAATGCAACACATCAGCAATCACCTTTTTGCCGTCATCGTCAAACGAATCGAACAACTCACGGCTCAACCAGTTAGGCATACCCTCAGCATCTTCAATACGAGCTAAACCTGATCTATCCCTGAAGGCATCAAAATCAAAATGCTCAGTTGGCAATATTCCCTTTGATGATATACTGCCAAAAGGTTTAAGCCCAAAAGCTGAGAAGTCAAATAAACTCACATCTAAAGGCTGTACACCCGCATTCCTGAGATAACCCTGTGTTGCTGTGAAAACCTCTTTTGCATCGCCCCAATTGACATCAAAGCCTGCCTTTTGCATTTTCGCCCATCCATCAGGGTCAAGGGCAACAGCATCATTAAAACTTTCAACGTTACCGTCATAACCTTCGAGCACGTCCTCAGCATCAGAACGGCATTTGAAATGAAGCGGGGGAAGGAATCTCCAAGCATCGCTATCACTTTTGCGGAATACTTTATTATGAATGCTGTTGCAGATTTCCGTTGTGCGTTCGTCCCTCGTAGCCTTGAATTTCCAGTAAGGAGCAATATCTGCATCCTGCATCATTTCAATTTGCCGTGCACCCATTTGTGATACCGCATGCGCATGGTCCCATTCAGTTCTAAGCCATAACTCTTTATAGTTTGGGAATAACTTTTTTGCACGTTCCCTGAATTCTGAAAAGTCTTTAGCAGATTTGATGATCTCGTTCAGGTCTAATATTTCCTTTAAGGTTTTGTCAACCCCAAAGCGGTGTATGTTCGCCTGGAACAATTCCATTGTAAGGTGATCAGGGCTTTGAAAATCAAAATCAATATTGCCAAACCCGCCCCTGACGGCATCAAGCAATTCGGGATGTGTTGCCCTGAATTCTTTATAATTAAAGTTGATGCTGTCAGGATTATTCCAAAGCTCTTTTAAAAAGCGTTCCTCATCGCCTGACAATGCAGCAAGCAGGTTAAAATCAATCAGCCTGTAGGTAAGATCACACGCCCCACACCCGCAACCTTTATGATGGGCATGGGGCAGCTTAAAACCCGCTTTAGGCTTTTTGTCATCCTTTTTATCATCAATGTCGTCAGGGTCATCTTTGTCGGGGTCATCATCATTTGGCGGTACCGGTTGTGCTGTCGTGTATTCGCCTACAATTTCCACGTCAAGCTCAGTCTCAATCTGCTCTTTTTTCACTTTATACCCCAAATCCTTAACCCCTTTAAAGATGTCGAGGCGTTCTTTAGGTGTGGCCTGCTCGTTGTAGTTCCATTGGAATTCATCCCCCTTTTCAAAAGGATATCCCAAATTAATCAGCCACGGCAACAGGTCATCATTAACCATGAACTGTACGCGCATTTCATCATCCAGTTCAATAAGTGATTGTGTACTGTCAATCAATGCCTCAGCTTTCGCCCTGCTGCCTGTATCTTTAGATGTTTCTGAGTTACCATCGAAAAGGATGGCAAGCTCTTCGTTACACGCTTTTCTCTTTTCATTAAAGACATTAAAGGCATCACGGGAATTGCTTTCTTTTATATCGATCTCAACGCCTTCAGGGAAACGACCCCACGCAGCTGAACCCAAATCTTTAAGCCATTTGTCAACCTCCTGCTGTACCCTTTTATCAGTCGATGCTACTTTTGCCGTCCTGATAGGAATGCCGAACATTTCCTCGAACTCATCCCAGTTCTGCCATGAGTGTTTTTTAAATATGTAAAGAGGCGCTGCTTTGTTTAAGATGCCAATAAAGTTGTCATAGTTTATCCAAAACATCCATTTATCATAAGGAGCTTCCCTGAACTTAACCCCTGACTGGTCAAAGACTTCTTTTAATATTTCCTCTGTCTCAGGTACCACATGATCACGAAATACCAAACTTAATTTTTTGATATAGCCATCCTCATCAAGCTCTTGCGGGTAAAGAAGGGAATAACCGTAATACATACTTTCAACTGAAACTTTAATAAGTTTGTTGAACCATTCTTTTTTCAAAAGCTTAGTTTTATCGGGGTCGATTTCTCCTTTACTGTTTACGATCACAAAGCCTTTATTGGAAATCCTGAGCTTTCGCGTTTCACTTATACCAAAAATGAAAGCATCATCCATGATGTCATCATACAATTGAATAAGCAAATGCCTACGGGGCATATCTTTATTGAAAGCAGCAAATTTTGCAAGTTTCCACTCCTTTATTTCTTTCTTAAATAGGGACCTTTGATTTTTAATAGCATTAACCATTTGGGTGACTGCTGCATCAATTTCTTTCTGCTCAGTTGTCTTACCAAATAAGCCCGATAATCTGTTTTTAATGTTCATTTAAATATGCTTTAAATAGTGTTTAAAATCGTTCTGACACTTTAGGATTACATCCCAAAGCAATATTGCCTGTATTATCTTCCCCCGGCACAATTACTTTTACAGGAAGTACAGGGCTTATTTTTCCCGCTGCTACATCTTTGAGCCAACTGATTGCCTGCTTGTATCTGTTTTCTCTTACTTCAGGGACATCATTTGGCTGTATGTTAGCGTGCAAATGGTAAAGCGCCATATCTACCAGGTACATCACAATAAGAGCGCTCCTTTGCTCAGGCTCTTGACCCGTATTAAATATGGCCTGTGTATCATACCGTGAAACTAAATAGGTTTCCATTTCTGATTGAGCTGCGAGCTCTGCATCCTCCAGTACGTCCTCACTTTCATAAGAAATCAAATTCTTAATCCATTGACGTATTACTTTTTTATAATCGTTATCGTTTAAAAATCTCATATTAGTAAGCATTATTTTCGTTACGTTCCCTTTTCCCAATATTGGCACTGCCCTCCATATCTTCAGCAGGCATGCTCAAATGCTGATCTAAATAAAACCATCCGCCCTCATCACTATCGGGGGCATCATCAGGTGTATTATAGCCCGGTTCTATCCCTCTTACCTGCATGTTGCCTTCTACCATATCAGGGTCGTTTTCCTCATCAATGTTGTAGTAAACATTACCCGCAGCATATTCAGGGGTCATTTTTACGATACGGCTGAATTTGTTAGGTTTGTTCCTGTCATCCTCAATTACATTAAGAGGGTAATTGCCGTTTTTCCTTTTAATCCTTGCCAATGCCAATTTTATCGGTCTTGTGAAAAATTGCTTTTCTACATACCAAATAACTGCCACACCTGCCGGTAGTTTCTTTTCAAAATTTATCATCCATTGGAAAACATCTTCAAGCTCTGACCGTCTTGTATAGCGTTTAATGCAATAGCGTTTTTCATTAAGCAGTCCCCAAACAGAAACCGCCTTAAAATCCGATGTTACACTATTCTCAAATGAAGGGTCAAAATACCCGATAATCACCTGCATCCTCCTGAGCTTTGGCAGGGTTACAAATTTGAAATACCGGTTAAGGAAGAGCTTTCCTTCAATCTCGGTTTCGTGGAAAAACTCCTGTTTAGCGAGAACTGGCCCCGCCTTGTTTATTTTCCTTACGATTTCCTCTAATGAATAGCGCTGCCACCATGCCACTTTAGCACTGATGATGTTACCCATTGCATCATACTTTATATCAGTAAGGGCTTTTACCTTGCTGTGGAAAATGCCCGGGCGTTTTTTTGCACCTGGTTTAGTATCGCCAACTATATGCGCTAAAATTGATTGAGAGTGAATCCTGTTGCCACCCATGCACAACCGCGCACCTTTAATGGATAAGGCAAAATAGAAAGCACCCAAAATCCTCTTTACGATCTTGCCAACCCTCTTTTGATTGTGTACGATCTCATCATCATCTATATCATCAATTACCCCATAGTTAGGTCGCTTTTCGCCCTTCCTTGCACCCCTCGGCGTTTGGTCCCTACCAATTGCTAAAAACCTGATACCGTCCTTTGTTGTAAAATCCCCATCAGTCCAGGAACCAAAATTGTACTGCACACCAAAATCATGTGCAAACAGCTCATTGAATTGGAGCTGAGCCTGAACATCAGATAAGAGGTTGCAGGCATCATTCTCATTTTTACCCATCAGTATCATTCCCGTTAACTCACCGTGTGCAATCAGCCACATAGGTATGATAATGGTTATGTGTACAGATTTTGCATGCTCACGGGGCCATTCAGCTATGCCGAAAAAGTTGGGGTCTTTCAGGCATTCATTTGCAAACTCAATCTGCCAATCAGCACAATCGGCATCGGCATACGTTGGATAATATTCTTTTACAAAATAATTGTAGTCCTTTAGCGCTCTTTTTTTCCGTGCCTCCTGAACATCTGCCGGTTCAAACAGGTTGACAGCAGTTGAGTTTTGCACCGTTTGGCAAAACACTAACCACTCGTTATAATCTCTTTTTGTAATTATTGGTGCTGCCATTATTCCCCATTAAGCTTATGGTCCACATACTTTCTTTGCAAAATATTTATCTGCTTTGCTACTTCGGGGTTTTCTCCAAAGGCAAAAGTCGTAAAGTCCTTAAACACATTTATAATTTGGCTGATCGTAACCTTTTTATTTGAAAGCTTTTCGATAGTATTGGCAAGCTTTACAAGTTTATCAGCATCGACGGTCTTTGCCATCGAAAGCTCATAGGCTTTCTCATAAAGGTTTGTAATGATGTTTTTGGCGGTAACCGTCTGAGCCTGCTTTCTAAGCTCCCAATCCCCTGAATTTTTCCATACTCCAAAAGTCTTTTCAGTGACACCTATAATTGATGATATCTCTTTGCCCGTTTTATCGGTTTCCATAAAAAGCTCATAGGCAAGAGCCTTCTTATCATCATTGTTCATTGATTGTTTTTTTGCCATTGCTATACTTCTTTAGTAAGGCAAAGGTTCGCTTTCCATCAAAAAATTTAAAAAAGGGTGTTGAGTGCCTAAAGATTTTGATATAGTCCCTAAATCGTTCGCTTTAGGGACTAAACAGCCAATTTTCTTTTGTTGCCATGTTGCCGAAAATTTGCCATTCAAAACAAGGCAAAATGTCACAGATTAACGAACGATTTTATTATGAAGTAAACGATCAGGCTAATGAAGCCGAAATACTTATCTATGGTTATATAGGACCGTGGGAAGCTGTAGACTATAAAGGTTTTCAAAATGATTTCAGGCAGTTGCTTTCTCGCAATAAAGACCTGACTGTACGCATACATAGTGGAGGCGGTTCTGTATATGAGGGACTGGCAATTTATGACCTTATGCGCTCATCTGAGGTAAATATAAGGGTCATTGTTGAAGGTATGGCAGCGAGTATGGCATCGATCATTGCTTTAGGTGGTGACACCATCGAAATGACTGAAAATGCATTCTTTATGATGCATGCCCCCTCAGGCGGGTATTGGGGCAGTAAGTCAGGCTTTCAATCCTATATACAGCAACTGGAACAATGCGAAACCCGTTTAGGGGAAATCTACAAGGAACGCACAAAAGCAGATGAGGAAACTATTGTTAATTGGTTTTCCCCTGATAAAGATACGTGGCTTGATTCATCTCAATGCCTTGCCCTATCGATTTGTGACGAGATCATAAAACCCACCAAAAAGCGAAAGTTTGAATCTGAAGAGGATTTAAGCAATAAATCTGTTGAAGAGATTTTCGCATGCTACGAAGGCGGTATGCCACCACTTAATGAAAGTTTAATAACTATTTATATGAAAAACAGGATTATCACAATGCTCGCAGCAGCAGGTATCACACACTCGCTTACGGCGAGCAGTGATGATGATGCTTTCGCCGGAGAACTTCAAAAGGTTCTGGATAAAGCAGGCAAGGCAGACGGCTTACAAAATAAGCTAACTGAATTTACAAAAGTCAATGCAGAAAATCTTATTGCCGCTGCATTAAAAGATGGCAAGATCACTCCTGCCGAAAAAGAAGAGTGGACAAAAGATGCCACCGACAATTATGAGCTTACTGCCAAAGCTTTAAACCGTATGGCAGGGAAACCGGGCGACATCAACAACAGTCTTAACAGGAAACCAAACAATGCGCTTGGTAATGAGGGACACGATTCGCTTAAAGGGCGTTCTGAGTGGGATTTTGACAAATGGCAGACTGAAGACCCTAAAGGTCTTAACAAGCTTGAAGCTGAAGCCCCGGACGAGTTTCAAAAATTGTTTAACGCAAAATTCACTAAATAATGAGTTTAGAAACCGGAACATGGTTACAACAGTATGTTGAGCCGCAACTTTTAGAAGAGTTCAGGAACTATAAGGATGACTTTATAGGAACCTTCACATCACCATCGGCAGCTGCTCTTGACAAAGATGGTATCAAGTTTAACAAGCTGATCAATGAGGTAGGTTTCCATGTCAACAAAACCACTGCATTTACACCAAAAACAATCCCAATGCAAAGAGGGCTTGTAGAGTGGGATAAAATGGACACTGACCTTACTGTTGTAACTGATGCTGAATTGAGGGCAATGGCTTTCGATAAAGAAAACGAGCTGAGAAGGCTGCACAGGGAATCATTCCAAATAGGCGTTAGAAATTATGCAATGCAAAAAGTTGCAGCGCTTGGAAACGATACAGGTACACCGGTACTGAGAACCACAGGAGCTGATGACGGTACAGGCCGTAAGAAATTACTATACAGTGACCTTTTGAGCTTCTACATGAAGGTTATCGGCCTTAACCTTACAAATGAGCAGGCAATGTACCTGGTACTTTGTGCTGAGCACCAACAGGATTTATTGCAGGATAAAGCGGGTACCAACAATAACCGTGATATTGTAATTGACCCTGCTACAGGACAAATCAAAAGATTCTACAAACTTAAAATCTTTGAAAACAACCATAACGTGAAATACAACGAGACGAATGAGCTTGTTGCCGATGGTGCTGTTGCCGATGCTGATGACAGGAATGCCTCACTATTCTACTATGCACCAAACATTGTGCATCACATTGAAGCTGTTACCACGCTTTACAAGCCGATGCAACAGGACACACGTAACCCTGACCCTCAATCTGAATTCCGTCTACATGCTTATGGTCTTACCGACAAAAAGCAGGAGTATGGAGTTGGTGCGATAGTATCAGGTATTGTTTAATCCATAGCATAAGAAAATGGCAAAAAAAACCAATGCAGAAAAAAAGGCGGCTAATGTATTAGCCGCCCATCCTGAAGCGAATGAGGTATATATTACCTCCGACAATCAGGCATTCTTTGAAAAGGCGAAAGCCTATCAACACAATAAGCGTAAAGGGATAACTGAAGAGCCTGAGGTCTTTTTTCGTGAGGGGTATACTTATACGGATGAAGAGGATGATAGCGATGGCACGCACGCTGAAAACCAAAGCCTGAAAGAAGCTTTACAAGAAGCTTCCGATGCTCTTGAAGATGCTAAAAAAGAGCAGGAAAACCTTGTTGAAGAGCTTGCCACATCGGGTAATCGCCTCAGAGATGCCAACAACCTTTTGCTTCAAATCGAGAGCCTTACTGATCTTACTGGATCGTTACCAAGTGCTGAAGTATTTACTGACAATCCCACGGCTTTAAAGGTCTTTCAGATGCGTAAGTATTTTGAAGCAATTCAACAGGAATGCGAAGACCTGAAAGCTAATCCGCTTAAACAGATAGGGGAAATTTTCAACACTGAGGTAAAAGCTGCTGAAGAAGTAAAGCCCGAAGCAAAAGCCACTAAAGGCAAATAAGTAAAATTTTAAAATAGTATATACAATGAGAGCCATACTGTCAAGACAGAAATCGGACGACCAACAAACATTAGGCAAGCTCGAAGTTTTCGATGCGAATGACCAAAAAGTATTTGAGTGTAAAACTCTTGAACTTGACTGGCAAAACAACGCAAGGCGTGAAAGCTGCATCCCAACGGGGACATATAAGGTAACATCAAGACGTTCGGTAAAGTATGGCTCTCATTTTTTAATTAACGATGTTCCTAAAAGGGACACCATCCTTATTCATCAGGGAAACTACCACAAAGACATTTTAGGATGCATCCTGGTAGGAGAAAAACATACAGATATTAATAGAGATGGCTACTTAGATGTAACAGCAAGTAAAGCCACCCTAAAAAAACTTACAACAATAGCCCCTAAAGGCTTTTCACTAACAATACTATGAAACTAAAATATTTTTTTTATCTGATCTGTATGCTGTTTGGCTGCACGGTGCTCTCATGTAAGAGCACCGTACCAGCCATTAACGAAACGGTAAAGACAACCACAGTTATTGAAACAATACGCGATACTGTTTTCAAAACGGAAAAAGACAGCAGTTTTTATGAGGCATACCTGGAATGTGTTAACGGCAAGGTAGTAGTCAAAAAAGAAACTGTCACACCATCAAAGAACGGCCACCTGCAAACGCCTAAAGTCCAAATAAAGGATAATAAGCTATCCTCGGATTGTGAGGTTTACGCTCAGGAGCTGATCGCAAAACTCAAAACAAAGGAAACCACCAACACATTGAAGGAAAAGGTGCCGGTATATTACAAAGAACCGCTTACCGCATGGGAGACTGTACAAATATGGTTTGGGCGCATCTTCTTACTGGTGATTGTCGCTGCAATTGTTTGGCTTCTCTTCAAATTCAAAATCATTTAAGTTATGAAAAGACCCAATTTAACAGTTGAGAAACTGAATGGTGCATTAGGTAGAAGAGCTGCCACTAATGACATGATCACGGCAGCAGTAATGAACGCCGTTGCTTCTGATGACCTGGTACTTAATAAAGTCTATGACTTTTTAAACATTGGGGATGTCGAGGCTTTAGGGCTTAATGCTGAATATGACCAAACTAATAAAGTACTGGTTTATTCGCGCCTTAAAAGGCTTTTCGACAGGAACCCATCCATTACGGTTCATTGCATGTTTGTTGCACAAAATGTCACTATGACCCAAATGTGCGATAAAGCCAATAACTACCTGGCACTAATCCTAAGATCAAAAAAAGGCACTGTAGTACAAGCCTTTGTTTGCCGTAACCCTGATGAGGAATATGAGCCAACAATTGAGACAGGCATTGATGCTGATAGTATCAACGCAATGTATAAGGCTCAGGAGCTTTGCAATTTTGAATTTGAGAAAGACAGGTATTGTGATTTCTTTATTGAAGGGCGCAGTTTTTCAGGTTTAGCGGCAACAGCTCTACACCTTCGTGAACCTGTTAATGAATGCCCGGACGTATCACTTATTCTTTTTGCTGATAATGATGTATCAAAATCTGATGCCCTTTATGCAGGTTATGCAGCAGTTGAGGATTTTGTGGGTTTGCTTTCAATTGCTGAAGTATCACAAAATGCGGGTGAGCTTATCCCTCAGTTCAATCTTACTGATGCTGCCAATGGTTATTTTCTAAATGCCGGGCTGTCATCAGGAAAACATATTGACGAGATCAGCGAGGAAAGCTTAGACCTTTTAAACGAAAAGGGCTATATACTTTGCGGTTACACATCAGGCATACCTGGTATATATATCACAGATACAAATACCTGCTCAGACATTGAGAGTGATTATGCCTATGTTGAAAACAACAGGACCATAAAAAAGGCTATTAAGTTAGCGCGTACGGCATTATTGCCACGCATTAAAGCCCGTATTTATGTAGACCCCATCAATGGCAAAATAGCCCCTGAAGTAGCAAAAGATATTGAGATACTTGCTAAAACTGCAATTAAACCAATGGAAGCCTCAGGAGACATCAGCGGTGGTATAGCTGCCTATGTAGACCCTGAGCAGAATGTGCTTGCAACTTCAAAGCTTTTTGTTTCCCTGACTTTTGTACCTGTTGCCATTGGTAGGTATATCACTCTTAAAATCGGATTTAATAACCCTTTAAACAGTTAATACCATGGGAATGTTTCCAATAGCCATTAATGGCAAATACCATAACCACACTAATGTACGAATCATACTTTTTGGCCGTCAGCTGATGACAGTTAAAGCGATCAACTATAAAAGAGCTGATGCTGTAAACGGTGTAAAAGTAGTGGGTACATCAAAAACCATAGGACACACACAGGGCGATGAAAATTGCACCGGCTCCATAACTCTTTTGATGGGTGAAGTTAATGCAATTCAAATGTCATTGCCACCGGGCAAGACACTTATGGATATACCGGCCTTTCCTATTCCTGTATCATTTGTAGATGAAAACGGCCTGTTGATAGCTCATGAGCTTATTCAGGTAAAATTTATGGAGAATGGTATGGGAGCTGATTCAGGCTCTAATGATGCCCTTCAGGTAGAGATACCCCTATTTATTACCGACATAAACTTTAATGCGTAATGGATACCAGGAACGAACTAAAAGACCAGTGCAGGAAATTGGGCATACAATTTTTGCCCAATGAGACTGCCGCTAAACTACAGGATAAAATCAAAAAACATATTATGAAAACAGCAACAAAAAACGGAGACATTACACAGGAGCAAATCGAAGCTTGGAAAAAAGAATATGGTAAAGTTCATACCATTAAGGTAACAGTTGACAAAGGAACTAAGGAAGATGGCAGCGATGCAGACATTGCACTTGGTTACCTCAGAAAGCCTAAACGCGACCATAAAGCCGTTGCCTTATCATTATACTCTCAGCACAAAATACTTGAATCAGGAGAGTTTTTGAGGGACAACTGTTGGCTCGGAGGTGATGAGCGCCTTAAAACTGTAGAGGATATTGCCGATACAGCTGCAATACAGGCATCAAATATTGTCAAATTCCTTGAAGCAGAACTGGGGGAGGCATAAGCCTGCCCCCAATTGAAAGGGAGGCGGGCAAAGATGCAATACGTAAAATAAACTCACTGCTTTCTTTTCATTTTAAAATTGCTTTCCCTGAAGACCTGCCCGATGCAGTGTATTGGGAAAAGTGGGAGCAATTACAGTTTGCTCTTTTTTTTGAAGATAAACGCGCAAACAGCAAAGGAAATGTCAACATATAATATCAACATGCAGGAGCTTTTCAGGACTGCATTCCACTTTAACCTTTATGCAGCCACTGACGCAGTTGGGGATAAACTCCTTAACGATTACGGTACCATTGAGGTCATCCCGACAAACAGCCCTTTAGTAGCGATGTCAAAACAGGGTATGCCTGTTTGGGATTATGTTCGATTGCTTCCAAAAAAGATTGCAGGTACTGGAGAAAACTTTGAGGGCTTTGACTTCCCTGTTGAAACTGTTGTTGAAGCGGTATTACCTAAAAAAGTAGCCGAAACCGAGATTTTCGGGCGTGATGGAACAGTTGAGGAACTGATGGGGCTTGGAGACTGGCAAATAAATATCAAAGGCTTTATCATCAATTACGATTCAACCGATTACCCTGAAGACCAGGTAAGGGCTTTAAAAAGGGTTTGTGAACTGAAAGATGTGGAGCTCGCTGTTGAGGGAACGTATTTGAACATGCTTGATATTAATTATATCAGCATCCGAAACCTTAACCTTCCCCCATCTGTAGGATATGGTAATATGGCAACTTTTGAAATTGAATGCAGGAGTAAAATTCCATTCATAATAAATAGGACTGATGGTGTTTTGTTGTAAAGTAACGATTGGCGAAATGGTGTTTACATCAGCTGCTGAAATAGAGATCATATCAACATGGAAAAAGTTTACTGATACAGCCACTATCAAAATACCTAAAGCTCTTTATTTTAATGATGGCGGTGTTATTAAACCCGTAAGCAATATAAAAGACCTGATCAAAACTGGTGACAAAGTTAAAATTGAGTTAGGCTATAACACCATTTTAGATACCCGTTTCGAGGGTTATGTTGCACGAAGCCCCCGCCCGACAATTCCTTATGAAATTGAATGCGAGGATGAAATGTGGCTGCTTAAAAAAAAGGAAGTTTCTGTAAGTATTGAGGATGCAACTGTTAAGCAGATTTTGGAGAAAGCTGCACCAGGTTATGAAGTCGAATGTGCGGATGAGTATTATGGCGATTTCAGTATGGTCAGCACAACGCCCTTAAAGGTCTTTGATAAATTGAGGCAGAAAGCAGGCTTACATACTTTTTTTAGAGGTAAGAGGCTTGTATGCGGTTTAATGCATAGCGACTCCAAACTACCTGAGACAACCCCTAATTTCCTTTTCGGCCATAACATTGTTGATTCATCATTACAGTACCGAGATCAGGAGGATTGCAAAGTTAAAATTTATGGTAGCAGCGTACAGGACGATGGCTCAGTTATCAGGGTAGATGCAGGAGAAGATGGCGGTGATATCGAACGTATTAATTACGCTCCACGCCTTACCAAAAAGGAACTTGAAAAGATTGTAAAACGAAGGCTTGAAAATTATAAAACCCGTGGCGGGTACAGTGGTGACCTGACAACTTTTGGATGGCCTATTGTACAGCACGGTCAAAAGATGCGCATTGTAGACAGGGGCATTTACGAAAAGCGTGACAGCTCCAATTACATTGACGAGATTAGGATAAATGTAACGCCTTCAGGCGGGTTCAAACAAACACTTGTAGCGGGAAAAAATGCGTGAGTTAATTGAAAAAATCATCAAGGCAAACCTGAGCATAGTCATTGACCGGGCAAAGGTGCTGAGCGTTACCGAAACGCATTGTAAAGCTGAAAGTTTAACTAATGGTTCAATATACTTTAAATGCGCTTTAAACGCCATTCAAAAGAATCAGGATGACGAGCTGAAAGCAACACCAGTTGTAAACAGTGAAATTGTTGTAGGTGTATTGCCCGATGGTAGTGCCTTTGTAATAAGTATGTCAAGAGTTGAGAAACTGCATTACAGGCAGGGAAAAACAGAAATGACTATTGACGGCAATGGGTTTAAGATTACCCGCGATAATGAGAACCTTTTTGACGGCATAAAAGATTTAGCTGCTGAAGTAAAAAAAATTGTTGTGATCTATGGCAATGGTCCTGATGTAGCAGCTATTGATTTAGTGATGGAACGCATTAATAAAATATTAATCTGATGGCAGATTCAAGAGCTACAACTGAACAAAAGATTTTAACCCTCATTAACGGGCAATCAGACGACCCTAATGTGGACCCTGCAACAGCAAGGCAGGAATTCGCAAAGGATATGGCTAAAATAGTACATGATGCCATAGTTGGACGTCAAACGGTAGTAACAGGCACATCAGCCTCAGGCGGTCCCGTAACAGGTACGGGCATAATACAGGAAGCATGAAAGGAAGAGGTATTTTATTATCAAACAGCAATGGCTTACAGGCAAATGGTAAAAGCCTGACCATTGGCGACACGACTAATCAGGAGATACATTTTTTGTCAGTAATAAGTAAGGGCGAGCTGAAGATGCAGCCTCTTATTGGTGCTCAGGCAAAAAAACTGATCAAGGCACGTGCAACAGTTGTAAGACTTAAAAGGGATATTAACGAAGAGCTAATAAAGGATGGTTTTAAAGCCATAACAATAAAAATCAATTCACCCAATATTGAAGTGGATGCAACACGATAGAAATGGCAAACGAGGCACTTATGGCTCTTATAGGGAGCGCAGGCATTATAATTTCAAGTATCACAGGCTTCAAAATAGGAAAGCGCAAAAGTACAGCTGAGGCATTAGACATTGAAGCTAATGCAAAAAGTAAGGAAATTGATAATGAGGTTAAGCTTGCCAATTACTATAAAAGCTTACTCGATGACCTGGGCGACAGATATGAGAAAAAATTTAAGGATGTAGTTTCCCTTTATGAAGCTAAAGAGCGCATAATGCAGGATGAAATTAACCTGCTTAAAAGCAAAAATAAAATGCTTACACAGGAAAATACAGCACTAAGAAAACGCATAAAAGAACTGGAATCATGACCACGATAATAGTAGAACCGAACCAATCACTATATGATATAGCTATTGAACGATTAGGTTCGGTACTGGCTTTATTCGATTTGGCTTATGCAAATAACCTATCGCCTACAGCCGTGCTAAAATCAGGTCAGGAACTGATTATACCTGAGAGCCTTTATAAAAGGCAGGATGTTATAAATACAATAGAAGGCACACAACAAAAAATTGCAACAGCACTAACAAAAAAAGACCTGAGCACTGTCATTCCGGTAAGAGGAATCGGTGTAATGGTTATTGAAGAATCTTTTATAGTAGGTTAAATGGCAAGGACAATACAGACAATAAAATCGGATATCACAACGCCTTTTATGGCTAATGATGTGTTGGCGGGTATTTATGGTTATCAGCCCAGCTCTTCGTTTGAAGCGAACTTTTCAACCGTATCATTGGAAAATATCCTATTTGACATTTTCGCATTGGCTGTTTTCCTGTTTGAGCAAATGCACGATCAGCACAAATTTGAAGTAACCAATATGCTTGCCAATCAAAAGGCAGGCACTTTGCCTTGGTACCGAACTATGGCCTTGCGTTTCCTTTGGGGTTTTGACCTGGTAACTGATAGTGATATTTTCATTACTGCCGGTGCAACTCCTGAGCAAATAGAAGCAGCAAGAATTGTAAAATATTCGGCAGTGAACGAAGCAACGGAAAGCAGCCGTATTATTATAAAGATCGCAGGAGAAACAAATGGTATTTTATCGCCAATAACCGAGCCACAAAAAGAATCTTTTGAAGCATATCTGAACGAAGTACGTTTTGCCGGTGACAAAATTACGGTAATAAACTTCCTGCCCGATAAGCTGTTTTTAGCCCTTCAGATAAAACGTGACCCGCTTGTATTAAATGCTAATGGTATGAGTATTCTAAACGGGAATTATCCTGTTAATGAAGCGTTGCAGGAATTTATGAAGGAACTGCCTTTTAATGGTGAGCTCATCCTGCTACACCTTATAGACAAACTGCAATTAGTACCGGGTGTTATTATCCCAACTTTATTAATGGCTGAAAGCTCATGGATTAATCCTTCTGATGGTGGTTATGGCGACCCACAACCCATTACAATATCGAAAATCCCTGAGAGTGGCTATTTTGAAATTGATAACTATAACGGTATAAGCTATGTGGTTTAATCTTGATTTTAGGCTGCATGCCGTAAATATGCTTTTAGTTGATATGAGAAATGCCGAAAATTCTGCATTTGCTCAGATCGTTCTAAGACCAATTGAAAACCTACATAGGGGATGGAAAGCATTTAGGCAACAGAATATATATAAGCTAGAGCATACAGGGCAAGTCTGTTTATTGCGAAAATCTTTAAATGACACTTTTGACCCTGTTGAAAGACGAATTTATATAGGCGATGGTAACATATTCGATAAGTACTATATCTATACAGGTAGTGAAGCAAACAGAAAGCACACATCGACCAAAGCAGAAAATAATTACCCTTTCCTGAGAACCAAAGCTGAGACAGCTAATACAGGCAATGACTTTATAGTTTTTGCACCTCAGGAAATAATAGATCAATCAATTCACGGGCTTACTGCTCATATACAATATTATAAAAAAGGCAGTAAGCGATATACAATAATGGCAATTATCTAAGACAATGAATAAATCAAACTTTAATCAGACTGGAGGCTTACCGCTAACTACCGAAAGGCTTGACGAAATGCAAACAGCTTGGAATGTTCTTAATTCCCTCGGTAACATAATTGGTACAAGGGCTATCATTTCGGGCTGTAATCTTTTGTTTGGTAACAATGTTACTGACGGTTTTGTATTTATCAATGGCGAAGTCATGCCATTCAAAGGCGGGTTGTCAATGACCACGGTTATTATAGTTGAAGAAACAATTACCGATGAGTTTGAGAATGGCGAAGTAAAGGCAGTTCATAAGATTAGGTATGCCACTTTTGGTACCGGCTCACCTTCTTATTTATGGTCTTCCTTTAAACGTGGTAAAGCTACAAATACAATACAGGAAGAGCTTGACCAAAAGGCAACCCTTGCAGCTCTTAATACTGCTTTATTTAGGATTGCAGACCTTGAAAAGAAAACGGCTGTTTTTCAATCAGGGGGCAGTATGGTTTTTTGGCGTAAGCCTGCTTCACAAATACCTACGGGTTGGGCTGAAGTTGTAGACTGGCGTGGTCGTCTCCCTATAGGTTGGAACCCTGATGATTCAGCTTTTGATCAGCTTGGAGAAACTGGCGGTCAGAAAACACGAAATATTACAGCTGCCAATTTACCAGCAAATATACCTACTGATGCGATAAAGCTTAATGCCAGTCATTCAAGCTTTGGTATAAAGACTGGAACAGATACCTGGGTTAATCCTGCCACAGTAAATAATGGTGGTAGTGGTCAAGCCCTTGATATAATGAACCCTTATAGAGTAGTAATGTTTATTGAATTTATAGGATAGTATGGCAACAAGAGCAGAAATAAACCAATGGTTTGAGACAGCAGATGTGCCTACACAAGCACAGTTTTGGGCAACATTTGCGAGCCTGGTGCATGTAGATGATCTCAGACCTATTTCATCAATTCAAGATCTCGCTCAAATATTGGCCGCCAAAGCGGAAAAACAACAATTTGACCAACATCTTACCGATGAAAATGCACATTCAGAATTGTTTGAAAAGGTCTATAATCCGTTTAAGCATATCACTTATACGCCTGCTGAAGATGCAGCAGAAATTACATTACCTGAGTTGGTCGATGCTGAGCTTGATGCAGTAATGTATCGTGGTCAGGTTGTCGATGCGGATGAGATTACCCTTGATATTGCAACCGGCGCACTATCGAATTGGGATTTTAAAGCCGGTGTTAAATACATAATTTTTTACACCAAAATATGAAAAAAGGATTTTTATTTATTGCATTAGCCCTGACATTAACCAGTGGCTTTGCCCAAAATGGTAGAACCATTAGGAAGGGAGACGAAGAGGTAAACGACGAATACAGGGGCGGTATTTCCGCAAAAACTGTAATGTTGGTACCTGAAGACAGTTTGGCGCACGTGTTGCCCGGCATACCCGTTGAGAGACGTATCAGGTTTAACCCTGCCTTACAACGTTATGAGGGTGGCATTGGTACAACCTGGCATCCATTTGGAGGCGAAAGCAAGCTATTTGGCGTTACCGACAGCCTTGCGACTGGTGATAGACTTATCAATATGGCCAGCCACGATTTTAAAATAACAAATGCCAATCAAATCGAATTTGGCAAAGATGGTAATACCAATGCGATACCTACATCAGAATTTACATTCGTAGGTAATGCCGGAACAATACTACCCGATTGGGAGGGTTACATTATGCTTTATGCACCAGGATATACTAAATATCAGGATATGGAAGATTTGGACGTGGATGTTATCCAAGACGGGGAAACTAATAGACTACATTTTAACCTCATAGAGGGTGACCCTGATGAAAATGATGTAGTAGATTATTTTTATATCTATACTGGTGACCCCTTAGACCCTACAGGTATGACTATTGATGCCATTTTTGGTGAAGTTCCGGAAGAAACGCCTAATATTAAATTACACTTACGTGATTTGGATTATAACAGCGACTATAGGGGTGTATATGTAGATGGTGACGGTAATCTTATAAAGACACAACAACCGAGCATAAGTGCTGAATGGGGCTCTATAAATGGTGATATAAACGACCAATCTGATTTGACAGATTATATTAACTCTCAGGTAACTGGATTACATAGATATGATAGTTCTTTTAGGCTTAAAAGTGAAAACCCTGACGAGCATTTACCGCTTGGTATTTATGCAATGGATTTAACAATATCGGAGGGCGGGCAAATTGGCGCATCAGGTAATTACTCCTTTGCAGCTAACGGTGGAAGTGCCACGGGTGCGAATAGTATAGCGATTGGAGCTGGTACAGTTGCCTCAGGCGCGCAAAGTATGTCAATAGGTATGTTTAACACTGCTTCAGGAGTTAATTCTACTATTATAGGACAGGCAAACACAGCGACAAGCTACGGTCAGGCTTATGGCTATGGAAATACAGTAGGCAATGGTATCGGTATCGGCTCGACTAATAATATAGCAGGGGGTTCGGGTTCTGTGGCTGTTGGTTATACTAACAATAGCTCATTTGACGGGGCTTTGCTATTTGGCTCAAATTTAGAAGCTTCAAGTTTCCAAGAAACCGTAATTGGGCGATTCTCTGAGGATAGAACACCAGGTAGTACTGTATGGAGCCCATCAGACCCAGCTTTTAGGGTTGGTATAGGTCAATCTTCTGCTAAAGCTGATGGTTTTGTAATATATAAAAATGGAGTTGCCACCTTGCCTCAATCGACTATAAGCGGTATAGATGGCGGAAGCGGTAAAACCTTAACAACAAAAGAGTGGGTAAATAGTGCTATTGCAGCAAGTGGAGGTTCTGACACCGCACAGGACGTATTCGGAAGAGGGCCTAATGTGGTATTAAGCGAAGGCAGTAATTCCGTTAGCTTACAGATGGACGGAAGTGATGGAATGTTTTTACAAAAAGTAACGACTTCCGGCAGTTATAAGGGTATAGAAATAAGTAATTCGGCTGTTACCGTATACGATAGTGATGGTATAGGTATTCGTTTTAGGGATGATTATTCAGAGGCTCAAATAATTGACAATTATTCCGTAGCATCAACATTAGCAGTAAAAAAACTAATTGCTACATCAGACACCCGACCTTATAAGGTGTACACAGCATTTTTGCAACAAACCGGCACGAGTGCGCCCGTTGCAACTGTCTTAGAAAACACTTTGGGAGTTACAATAACGTGGAGCAGATCAAGCACTGGCATTTACGGAGGTTCTGCTTCTGCTCCTGTCTTTACAAATAATAAGACTACAATAAACAATCCAATGTCGCCAAATGGTGCAGCCCGTATATATTGGGAAATTGATGGCACAAGTGCTATACATATAGGCACTGAGCAATCAAACGTAAGCACTGATGGCTTACTATTCAGTACAGATGGTGAACCTAATCCGGGCAACTGTTGGATTGAAATAAGAGTATATAACTAATAAATAAACACATGGGAAAATTCAGAAATTGGATATTAGCAGCTGTGCTGGTAATATTGGGAACGCTTGATTTAACAACAGACCTAATACCGGTCTTACTAAAGCAGATTAACGCACCCGAATGGGTAGGAACTGCGTTAAGGGTCGTGGCACTGTTTTGTACAGTCGTTAAAATGAAGCTCACGCCCCCAAGCCTTAAAGAAGCCAGGAGCGAACCGCAAATTTAGAATATCAATGGAGGTGTGATAAAAAGAGCCCTCCGACATTAAAAAACTTTCTCACGGTATTTTTAATAGCACAAAGCCACAGTCGGAGGACAAAAGTCTTCTTGATTGTGGCTTTGTTATGTGTATTAATACCGTGAGAGCTGCAAAGGTAATCATCAACAATCATCAATCAAAGTCGAATGGAATTTAATTATAAGTGGTATCTCAAAGATGCCATATTTACAAAAAACAAAGGCAAAGTCTTTAGCTGCTTTGCCTGTGGGGGTGGCTCAACCATGGGTTATAAGTTAGCCGGGTTCGATGTCATTGGAATTAACGAGATCGATAAACGTATGGCCAACATCTACATTAAGAACCATAACCCTAAATATGCTTTTATTGAAGGCATCCAAACCTTTAAAGACCGCACTGACCTACCCGCTGAGCTTTACGAGCTTGACATACTTGACGGTTCGCCACCATGCAGCAGCTTTTCAATGGCAGGTAACAGGGAAAAGGATTGGGGTAAACAAAAGAAATTTGCTGAAGGGCAGGCAGATCAGGTACTCGATACTTTATTTTTCGACTTCATTGACCTTGCTGAAAAACTACAGCCCAAAATTGTAGTGGCTGAGAATGTAACAGGAATGATGAAAGGTAATGCCCGTGATTATGTACGGAAAGTACTGGTAGCTTTCGATAAAGCCGGTTACCTGGTACATGAGTATGTACTGGATAGTTCACAGATGGAAGTACCCCAAAGAAGGGAACGAGTTTTCTTTATAGCAGTTCGCAAAGATTTAGAAAGGCTCCTGCCATCTGAGCAGGGGCTGCTTTTTAGCGATTTCCCGCGCTTAAACATGAAATTCGGGCGTTTACCTATTCCATTCGATGAAATACGCTCTGAGGGCTTAAATGATGCCCCATGGACTGCTCACGATCAAAACATTTGGGATAAGAGGCTTTTGGGAGATAGAACTTACTCATGCACATTGCAGCGCATTGAGAATAGGGAAAGTAATTTCAATAGTTCATACGTTTACCCTGACAGGCCAATAAGCACGCTTACAAGTAGTGCAGGCAGTAAGATGACGTTATTTGACGAACCACGGCAAATGAACTCAACTGAGCTGATACTGGCACAATCATTCCCATTGGATTATGATTTCCTGAGTGATAAATATGCTAAAATAAAGTATGTATTGGGAATGAGTGTGCCGCCTTTGATGATGGCACACCTCGCAACCAGGTTGCATAAAGAATGGGGTGCAATTTTTTAAGATTTAGCTTCTCAATTACCATATAAAAGTACAAAAAGTCAATGACTTATGCAAATAAAACACCAATAAAATTACCCGTTTTTGGTGTTTTTTTATTGATATTTAAAGCCTGTTTAAATGATGTTTAAATGCTTTGTATATTTGCCACATGGAACATTCAATTATGGGTATTATAACGGACAATTATGGCGGTTTCTTTTATGAATCTGCTGAGAAGGCACGACAATATTTTATAAGCCACGGTGTTGATTTGAGCGATGTTAAATGTGCTATGCCATCATATATACATAGAAACCTCGAATTTATTTTAGCATCGCCTGATTTAAACCCCGCAACCCCTAACATTCTAAAGGATATTAATGGAATAAAGGTTATAGAAGGCTATGAGTATAAGTTAATATTCTACTTTCCTGACTGGTTCTATAGACCTGAGATAAAGCCTTTGGAGTTTGATATACCTGAAAAATTCAAGATTTCCACTAAACATTAA